TATGAGTAGAGGAGCAGTTAGTAAGTATGGTGTTGGATTTATGCAGGGTATCAACTCTGCTGGTGGTGGAGGTAGAACATCTAAACCAGGATATTATTCCTCTGGTGGTGAAGTCCCTCCAAATGAAGAACCTGGTGCAAGAATTAGTCCAGATGGAACTGCAAGACCTAATATTTCTGCCTCTGGTGTAGCAAAATCTAGTGGAAGTGGTGGAACTTTAAGTTTAACAGCACAAGATTTCAGAGACCTTGCTTATATTGTGAGTGCTGAGGCAGCAAGAAATACTGATGACGAATATGGAGTCGCTGCAGCAGTTCTAAACAGATTAACAGATCCAAATTGGCCTAACACAATTGCTGCTGTCGGATCACAATCAGGTCAGTTTGAAGCAGTATATACTGGCAAAGCATACGACGATCCAGAACTTGCAAAAAAATTAGCATCACCACAAGGTCAAGCAAAGATAGCGGAAGCACTTAAAATATTAAACGGAAGAACAGACTTCAAAGGACAATCTCAACTTGGAAATAAGGGTTCAACAGATCCGATGTTCCACCCTAGTGGTAATTTCTATCACTACACTTCACAAGTTGGTAAGAGTGATCCCGTTCCATCAAACCCACCTCAAAACTGGAGAAGACTTATAGGAACTGGTGGACCTGCTGTTACATTAGCATCTACATCAGGACCTAGCACCACCTTATCAAGTGGTGTCACTCGTGGATCTGGTAGTGGATCATCATATAGTGGCAACATAACTGCAGCGAAACCCAAAGCATCAGTTAAACCACCATCACAAGCTGACATCAAATCAATGTTAGATAGTATCAAACTTGCAGTTGATGCTCCAATGTCTATCACTCCAAGTCCTGGAGTAAGTCTACCAGATCTTAATGCTGCTGTGATGCATGATCCAAGAAAAGTAAAAGTCTTGGGGATAGGGTAAATGAAATTATTACCAGGGACAGCACCAGGATCATCAATTGTTAAGGTAAAAACCACGAGGATAGGTGCTGCTAATATTTCTCCAAGAAAAGGTAAAGTCTTGGAAGCAAAAGTTAAAATAATTGAAATTAATAAAATTCTTAAGGGTTCTCTTGCTGCAGAGAAAAAACAAGAATCAGATAAAAATAAAAAAGAACAGGCAGATAAAAGAAATAAACGTGAGAAAAAGTTAGAAACAACGAAAGAAGAAAAGAAAGCAGCACCTAAACTTCCTTTACCTAAGGTTCCCTTCTTTGATAGGATTAAAAACTTTATCGTTAATACAGCGTTGGGATTTGTCCTTACTCGTCTTGTAGATGAGACAGGAGCTATCAAACCAATTATTCCTTTTATTGCAAGCACTTTTGACTTCATTGTTGACTTTGCAATTGGAACTCTTGATAACGTCGGAGGATTTCTTGAAAAGAGTTATGAATTTATTGATAGCACTAGACAATTTGCTGAAGATAGATTTGGACAGGAAGGTCTTAAGAAGTTTGATAATTTCTTAGGAGCAGTACGAAATTTATTCAATGCTGCTCTAATTGTTGCAGCAATAAATCAAAGAACTAGACCTGGTAGGACTGATAAACCTAGAAAACCTAGTGGTCCTGGTAGGACAGGAGGTGGTACAAGTAGGCCACCAACAGCAGCAGAAAGAGTTAGAAGTTCACGCATCAGAAATGTCCAGAGACGATTCGGTCCTGGTGCAAGACAGATATATGAGAATGCATTAAACAATGGCAAGACTCCATCTCAAGCACAGGCAGCAGTAAATAGAGCTCTAAAGAGAGGTCAAATCACTGCTAGACCTGGAGCAAGTTCGCTAGCATCTAGAACAGCACCAAGAGGTAGTATTCTTAAAGGTGGTCTTAGAAAAGCACCAGGTAGATTAGGGACTAAACTACTTGGTAAAGCAGGAGTCAAATTCGTAAAAGGTATATTTGGTAGAATACCTATCCTTGGTCCTATTGTTGTTGCTGTTGCATCATTACTTGCAGGTGAACCTCCAGGTCAAGCATTATTCAAGGGATTAGGTGCTGCACTTGGTGGATTACTTGGATCATTTATACCCATTCCTATTGTTGGAACTCTCCTTGGGGAAACCATTGGTGTATTTGTAGGTGATCTTTTATATGAACTGATCCGTCCTGGTGGTGGACCAGATAAGGCAGGTGCTAAATTCATGAGTGCGATGAATGGCATCATTGAAGGTGGTAAGGCAGTAGGCGAATGGATAGCATCAGGATCCAAGCGATATATCAAAGGATTCCTTAAAGAATATCCTCTAAAACTACCAGAAGGTGGTGGTGTAAGAGAAGCAGCAACCTCAGCTGCAAAGGCATTAGGAATGTATGATTTCTTAAAGAGTGTTGGTTATGCTGGGGGATCAAAACAACTGTTTGGGGATGATAAACAAATTGATAAGTTCCCGAATATACTTCAGTTATTAAATCCATTTGCAACAATACCCCTCTTAATAAAATCGTTCTTCCCACCAGCAAAGAATCCACCTAAAGAAAGTGATGAGGGATTTAATCTTTCAAAATTCTTCTTTGGTTCAGATTATCAAGAAGGTGCGAATCAATCACCAGAGGGACTAGGAAGACTTAATGTTGGTGCAGTTAGTGGTCAAGGTATCGTCAATATTGGTAAAGACTTAGCAAGTAAAGGATTTGCTGTTGCAGAGCATCCAGATTTTACTAAGGATACTTCTGGTGGTAGATTCACTCCTGGACAAGGATATGTTTCTGATGTTCATAGGGGTAAGGGCCACTATGATGGTAGGGCACTTGACGTTACAGATTTCAGAGGGTCTCTTGAAGATTCCAAAGCAAGATATAGATCTGTGCTTGATAGTTTGTATCAACAGAGAGATAAATTGAATATCAATATGTTAATTCATGATAGTTGGGGTGATTATTACTATCCAAACGCATCTAAAGGAGGACCTTCTTCTCTTGGACACCCAACTCATATGCACATTGAGACCAGAGACAAGGGTGGTATGATTGGTAGAGGATTGTTTAGAAATAAATCAGGCAAACCTGAGATGGTGCTAGATGCTGATACCACTAAAGCACTAGAAGATAACGTTCCTGGATTCCTAGATGCTTTGAACAAAGCAGATTATTCTGGAGCACTTTCTGTTTTGAGAAATTATGCAGGTTATGAAACTGGTGGAGTTCAATTCATACCTGTCCCTATTCCAATGAAAGATTCTAAATCACAGTCACCAGCAGGTAGAGGCAGTTCTTTAAGAATGTCCACAATGAGTGCAGGTGAAGATTGGAATCAAATTCTTTATGCAAACGGGTAAATAGAAGTAAGAGGTAATACAACATGACAAATACTCCGGTACTATCAAAGAATGCAGAACCTGCATCTATTAATAAACTAACTATCTTTTCAAACAATAAAGATGGTGAGGTTGATATATCAAATGGTATTGTACAATTTCAATATTTTGAGAGTATTCTGCAGGATGCAATTAGAGCAACAGTAGTCTTTGCTGATACTGGTAATTCAATAAATGGAAAAACTGCAATTGAGGGTCTGCCTATTGTTGGCACTGAAAATGTAGAGTTAGAAATGGTGGACAACAATGAGCAAAAATTAAAATTGAAACTGTATGTTAATAAAGTAACTCCGATTACCGATAACTCTACCAAGTCTCTTGTCTCTCTTGATCTGGTATCTAAAGAGTTCATTCTTAATGAAAAAGCAAGATTAAATAAGAGATTTGATGGTAGAATATCTGATCATATAAGAAAAATTTTGACAGATGGCAACAGAACTGGTTTAGAGACAGAGAAAAAACTAGACATTGAAGAAACTTCTAATAACTATAATTTTCTAGGTAATAACAAAAAACCATACTATACAATGAACTGGTTGTCTAAAAGATCTGTATCCGCACAAAATCAAAAAAGTGGGGAGAGTGCTGGATACTTTTTCTTTGAAACTGCTGAAGGATTTAAGTTCAAATCAATTGATGGATTGCTAGCACAAAAACAAAAGAAGTCAATAATTTTCAATGAATCTCCAGATAGAAGTGATACTCCTCCAGGTTATGATATAAAAGCTCTTGGATTTGAAAAAGACAACAAGATAGATGTTAAAAACAAACTAGAGCAAGGGGCATTCTCCACAAGAACAATTCTATTTGACCCATTTACGTGCTATTATGAGGTGGTAAACACTGATGCAAAATCAAAAGAACAATATTTAAAACTTGCTGGCAAAGAGTTACCAAAATTCAATCCAGAGTTTAATTCTCAAGATCCTAAGAAAGAATTTTCTAGATCAACTTACTATCTTTTAGATACAGGAACTCTTCCATCTGGATCAACTCAACAGCAAATTGATAAAGCAGCAGAGCAAAATTTTGAGATTAAAAAAATTCTAAATCAAGCAATCATGCGCTATAATCAATTGTTCTCTTCAATGGTTACCGTTACAACAGCAGCAGACATCTCTTTACATGCTGGTGATGCCATCTATGTTGACTCTCCAGAACTTGCAACTGATACAAAAAATGATAAGGTAAGCAGGCAAAGTGGTGGTCTATATATTATATCAGATATGTGTCATCATTATACTCCCAAAGGAACATTCACTCAACTGAATTTAGTTAGAGATTCCATAGGGAGAAAGGGAAATCACACAACCAATCGCACTTAATAATCATGAGCGAAAAATCTATTCAGCAACACATCAACGACGATAGGGATCTCCTAGAGAATCCTACGTTGTCTCCACAGATGCGTCGTCACACCGAGGATGAACTGGATCATTTGGAGAAATATCAGGCAGCTCATCCAGACGATGACCATGATCCAACTGCATTTGAAATGTACTGTGATGAGAACCCAGATGCAGACGAATGCAGGATCTATGAGGACTGATGGAAGGAGGAGCACTATTTAATCCAGGATTTTTAGGAGGTTCTTTTTTATGGTGGATTGGTCAGGTTGCTGACGATTCAACTTGGAGGGAGAACATCAGAGAAGGGAAACATAAAAGTTCTGGAGACATTCCTGGATGGGGATACAGATATAAAGTAAGAATAATCGGTCTCCATGATCAGGGTGAGGGTTCAATAGAATCTGATCAATTACCCTGGGCACAGGTCATGTATCCTATCACTTCTGGTGGTGGTCAAGGTGCAGCATATCAATCACCTTCTATTAGACAGGGTAATTTTGTTTTTGGATTTTTTCTGGATGGTCAGGATCAACAAGTTCCTGTCATCATGGGAGTTCTTGGTGCCAATGCACAGGTTGTAAAGTCAACTCTAAATGGATTGAGTGGGGGTGAAAACTTTACTTCACAAAGTGGTAATGCAAACTCTGGTGATGATTCAACCAAAGTTGTTTCAGATAATGATCTACTAACAGAAAGACCATCTGGTGTAACTCTTGATGGACAACAAACGGGAGGTGATAACCCCAACAATCCTCCAACATCTAATGTTGCTCCAACCAAAGAATCTCCAGCTGCACCTCATCAGGAAACAGTAGCAGATAAAAGAAAAGATACCGTATTGAAGAAAAAGCGTCCGATATGGTGCACGGATCCAAGGCAAACTTCTCCAATGAAAGGTATTCAAACCATCATTGAAGATTTGCAAGAAAGAATTCAAAAACTTCAAGAAGGTCTTCAGTCATATGCAGATGCAGTTCAATCTGGTATTAATGTTGCCAATAGTCTAATTAATCAAGTTAATGAAATTGACGCTCTCATTAAGGATGCCTCTTGCGAAATTGCAAAGTTTTTAAGAACTTTGATTGGTCTGGTTCAAGATTTTGTTACAGACCTGTTCACTAAAGTTCTACAACCAATATTTAAAATTGCACCTCCAACAGTCAAGATTGAAATTCTTGATAAGTTAGTGAAAGGACTGGAACTAATTGAGTGTTTATTCAATGCAATAGGTCTCAAGTTATGTGACTCTGCAGAAAAATCAATTAAAAATTCTTTTGCAAGACGAGCACAGGGAAGACCAGCACCAGCATCGGTTCAACCATTCTTGACTGATCAATACGATGATATTCCTTGGTTTGCTGATATAGGAGATGATAGATATAATCCAACACCCATGTGTTATGTTGAAGAATTAGTTGGTGAAGTTTTGGGAGAAAACTTAAATGACATCATTAATACTTTTGATGCTGCGAGTTTACCCATCGTGAGATTTGTTGAATCATCTATAAATGATGCGGGAGGACCAGGAACATCTGCAGCAGGTTCATCTGGAGTTAGACCTAGAGATCCTTTACTTCCAAACATACCAAACCTCCCTAGTATTCCAAGCTTTGGTGGTCTTGGTGCATTAGGTGGAGCAGGATTTGATATTGGATCTGCACTTGGATTTATTAGTGCTATCTCTGGTATCTTTAGTTGTGATCTTTCATTGATTTGCTCTCCAAATGAATATCATACTCTACAAGAAGGAGGAAGTGGAGCACCGTCAGAAGACCAACCTAGTTCTGTTGGTGTTGCAAAGGCCGCGCAGGCAACAGCGGAATCTCAAGAACCTGCAACTACATCATCTGCAAGTTATAACACGCCATGAAAATAATACCACCTTCTATAGACCTAGTAAAAGTAGGATACATTGGAAAGACTGAGGGGTATGTTCCTGGTTTGACAATTGCTGAAGCAGAGGAGCACGAAAAATCATATCCAGGTACAACATATATCTTTGTTGATGCAGACGCAAATATTAGATATCTAAAAATAGAGCAGGTAAGGCAACTAACAACTGCTAGTTTGCAGAGAACTCCCATTTGTGACACTGGACCAAGAGCATGTGGACCACCATCAATTGTTTTTATTGGAGGAGGAGGAATTGGGGCTAAAGCAAATCCCATCGTAGATAGAAGTGGAAATTTACTTGCTGTTGATATTGTCTCTGGTGGGTATGGTTATACAACCGCACCTACAGTCCGAGTGATTGATCCATGTGACAATGGCAGTGGTGCAGTTTTAAGACCACGCATGAAAAATGGTCAAGTTGATGATGTAATCGTTCTTGATAGTGGTAGAGGTTACTTACCACCAAGTCAAACAGTTCCACAATATCCTGCTAGAATTTGTATAAAAGAGATACTTGTCACAAATCCAGGTTTGAATTATAATTGTGGTGTAGATGAATTAGTCGTAACACCTGATAATGGTGCAAGATTAACATATAATTGCGATTCCTTTGGCAGAATACGATCTGTCAACATTGTTTCTAGAGGTTGTTATTCAGAACTTCCTACCATCACGATGAGGAGCACTACAGGTTTCAATGCATCCTTTGTTCCTCTCTTTAGTGTTACTAGAGATCCAGAAGTACCAGAAGAAATTCCCACTACGGGAGTTGTCCAGGTGTTTGACTTGGTTGGTCTTACTCTTCAGGGATATGTTGATGGAACAGAGTATTATGGAAATACATTCTTTGAAGCAGGTGTTAAATATGCTGGTAATAGAAATACAGGCATTGTTGTTTATGAAACAAGAGCGCAAAGTATTGGTGCAGCACCAGTTGAAGTAACAACAACACCTGATACTGATGTCACTGAAACTTTTGCAACTCCAACTCCAACCACAACTGACGTAACTACACCTACAGTTACTCCTGACGTGAGACCTGCTCCAACAATAGCAACACCAACACCTCCACCTCCCTCAGTGTCCTCTCCCACGGCACCATCTACACCTCCACCGCCACCTCCACCGCCATCACCAGCAGCACCACCTCCACCACCACCATCTGGCGGCGGAGGTTATGGGGGTTACTAATAAATATTAAAACCAATCCATAAGTTATGGCAGAAAAGAGAAATTTTTGGACGCAAGTATTGAGTGCCATGAATGGCGCTCTAATTTTTGGTGGGTTGAGTCCGAAGGGTGATGTTACATCAAGTGTTGAACTAAAGGGACTTGATGGTAGGCACTTTATTGACATGACTGAGGATGGTGTCCGCAAAGGATGGACAACCATCAACTCTCCAGGTGCATTTCAAGTTAGTGCTGGTGAAGATTTAGAGAAAAAACAACATGGTGTTTTCATTAACTCTGAAAATGGTGATGTTGTTATTAGAGCCAGAAATGGAAAGGTAAAGATAGAGGGTCTTGATGTACAGATTGCTGCTACAGGGGTAGGTGAAGAGGGATTCGCAGAGATTACTGCAAATGAAGACTTAACTTTAAAGGCTAAAAACCTCACCGTTAATGCCAGGAACTCAATTAAGTTGGTGACTAGTGGTATACTTA